AAAGGTTAGTCCAAAGAAAAAGGTTAGTCCAAAGAAAAAGGTTAGTCCAAAGAAAAAGGTTAGTCCAAAGAAAAAGGTTAGTCCAAAGAAAAAAGTCAGATCTCCTGTCTCACTCAGCTCTCCTACCAGGAGAAAAACAAACTCACCTATAGACGATTACATAGAAGCTGTTGAGATGGCTATTTCTAGAGCAAGAACTAGAAGACCTGGTGAAGAAGGCCCTGATGCAGGTCTGTATCAATTTCAAGAAGATTTTGAAAATAGATCAAGTATGAGATACAGTAGACCTAGAAAATATACAAAAAAATACACTTCTACAGAATTAAAAAATAAAATGGACAGAGCTCGTAATTCTTTCAACTTACTACTCAGTTTACAGAATCCAAAAAATTATGAAGAAGAAAATTTTTTTCTGAGAGAAGGTTTAAAAGATTCTATCAGAGAAGAAATTTTCAGAATTCCTGAAAAAGACAGACCAAGAATCATAAGAGAAATACAGCATATGCAGAATGAAGACATAAAAAAATTCGCAGGAATTTATTAATATTTAGTAATAAATATTAATAAATGTTATTTTTTTGTAAATTTTGAAGAAATACTCCCGGTGATTGTACACTGACAGTTATCTTTTTTAATTCTCTGAAAACAGTGTCAATAAGGGGTTCGTTAAATTTTCCAAATGAATAAAATTTTTCTTTTAGCTTATTGTAATTTTCTAATGAAAGTAAACCTTTTCTGGATCTGTATTTTTTCTCTAAAGAGAGATAGTCTAAATTGTAGGCAATAAAATCATACATTTGGTCTTTGCTTTGAACAGCTAATCGTAAATTTAAGAAGGTGATACAAGTCCCGTAAATGAACAAAACTTTATTAGAAAATTCACCTTTCTGAAAAGATTCTCTGTTTATGAAAAAAGTTGTCATCGGATTTTTGTCGTTGATGTCGTAAAAAGAACCAAAATCTATAAATGTGAATTTAACTCTTCCGTTTTTACAAACTTTAAACCCAATATTTTCAGACTTTATATCTACAAATACTTTATTAGCTCTGTAGGCACATAAGCTTCCTAAGACCACAAAATTAACTATAATAGAAAAAGCTTTTAGCTGGTTTTTAAATATTTTAAAATTTAATCTTCCCAAATCTCCGTCTATCTCTTCCATAATAACTAAATCTTTGTTATTATGTTTTTTAATACCTATTTTTATAAAATCTTTACAATTTAGTTTATTTAAACTGTCAATTATTTCTATTTCGTGAGCTGCATCTAACTTAGCATACTGATCTCCTCCTGTAAAATATTTAATTACTACATCAGCATATTTAGAATTGTTACATCTGTAGGAAACAACAGTACCTGTTGTCCCAGAACTTATTTTTCTTTTTACAACCCAGTTGTTACCAGAAGAATCTGAAAAAGAAGTAATTATCCCTTTGTTTTCATTGAAATTAAGTTTTTTTCTCAGATCTACAAACTTTTTTTCGTCACATAAATCCATATTTTATAAAGCAAAAAAAACTCAAAACACAAATTGATATATGTAAATATAATATTTTTAATAAATAACTGATGGGAGTTAAAGATTTAAGAACCTTTCTAAAAAACAAAAATGTCAACTGTTTTTTTACAGTTCCTCTTCTCACATTTTACGAAAAAAGACTAGCTATTGATTCACTTAATTGGGTTTTTTGTTACCTAGGATCGGCTTTCAAATCAATCATGAATTATAAAAAAGATATTTTAGAACCAATTAGTCAAGAAGAAATTTATAACAAATTAGCCGAAGAATTTATAAATTTTAATATCAAATTAATGAATTATGGTATTACTCCTGTTTGGATTTGGGACGGTGTTTCTAAAGATAATAAACAAGTAACAAAAGTAGAACGCCGTAAAACTAAACAACAAATGATTGAAAAACGAGATAACATTATTAAAGTTTTAAAAGAAATCAATCCTTTGGAAAGACCTTATGAACTGATTAAAGAGCTGAAGCAGTTGATGACTAACACAGTAAGTCTAAAAAGAGAAAATATTGAGAGACTGAAACACTTTAGCGAAGAAATTGGAATATGTACTATCACAGCAGAAGACGAAGCTGAATCTCTTGGTTCTTCTTTGGCAGTAGAAAGAATTGTGGCAGCTATCTGGTCTGCTGACACAGATACCTACCCTATCGGAGCTCCTATTGTGGCAAAAGGGTTTGAAAATATTGGTGGAGAAATACACATAAATGTAGTTTACACTTTGAATATTCTGAAAGATTTAAAATTAACTCATGAAGAATTTAGAGATTTCTGTATTATGTTAGGGACCGATTTTAACGATAGACTTCATGGTATAGGCCCTGCTAAATCTTTTAAATTAATTGAAAAATATCGAGATCTTGAGACAATCGAAAAAGAAACTTCACATAATTTCTATGCTATGAAATACAAAGAAATAAGACAACAGATGGCTGCCTACGATACTCCCTACAACGGCACAGACGATTTAATTTGTAAACAAGATTTAGATTTTGATCAATTGTCTGAAAAATATGACAAGTATGATAAATTTTCCAAATTAGTCAATTGTATAAAAAATATACCTAAACCAGTAAATGTACCAAAATCTTTGACAGACAAAAATGAATCCTAAAATAAGAAAAAGACTTAAAATGTCTTGTTCTACTATTTTTGAACTGTCTCTTGAAGAAGAAATAGGAGAATTGGTAAAAAATTCTAAAGGCCAAGAAAAACCATTGAAAAATATTTTTGAAAGACTGCTAGGAGAAATTCACAAAATGAAAAAAGACATTAATTTCTATCAAAATAATTATCAAAGACATAAACAGATCATAGAAAATTTAAAATCCGAAAACAGAAGACTTCAAGGAGAATTATATGATTTTGAAGTTCCGGATATTGAATGTAGACCCAGAAATCCTTCACCTGTTTACGATTCAGAATAATTCTAATATTTAAATATTAGAATTCAACAACAGAATCGTAGAATCCTTCCACTGTGAAATGACAAATAATTAAAATTATCTTGTCAGGAAGATGTCTTTTGATAAGTTCTAAAACTTTATGTCTCATATCTTCGTCAAGAGAAGACATAGTTTCATCTATCATAACAATATTTCCTTTTCCTAATTTGGAAAGAGTGATTGTCAGTGCTGTTGACATTCTATCTTTTTCCCCGCCTGAGAGAAAATTAAGATTATCATAACTATTACCTTTCAATTTAACATTCATATTAAATTGAGGTTTAATTTCCTTACTACTTTTTAATTTTTTAAACATACCAATTTCTATACTGATGTCTTCAAAAATTTCTGAAACAATATCATTCAGGATACTATTGAAACTTGTCATCAAATTTTCAAAAGTAATATTACTCTCTTCATGAATAATTTTCTTCAATTGTAAACAGTCTTCTTTCTTTTGAAGTAATTTGATTAGTTTTTCATTGATGTCAGATAATTTCTTTTTTTCTTTTTCCAGAGAAAGATATTTTTCATATTCCTCTAATTCAGAAAGTAATTTTGTTAATTTATTCTTTGTGGAATTTAAATCAGAAGTATCTTCCTCTTTGATCTTTGCTTTTAAAATTTTAAGTTCTTCATTCAATGATTGATACATCTCAAAATATTTCCCCATATCTTTTGGTTCCTTTAACGTTTCAAATTCTTCCAAATGATTTTCTTCTAGTAAATTTGTAAGTGATTTGTATTTTTGAAAAGTGACACTAATTTTATATCTTTGTTTCAAATTTTCAAAATCTTCGTTAGAAAAATGAACAGGTTCTAAAGTCCTGAGAAGTTTTATTTTCTCATCTATATCTTCTGTATTCTCAATTTTCTCTTCTTCAAATATCGGAATTTTCATTTCAGAATATATTTTTTTCAAAGATTCTAACTCAGATTTTATTTTATGAAATTCTTGGAGTTTCAAATATTCAGAATTAAACATTTGTTTTTTCTTCTTGCTAATAAGATTTCCACTACTTTTATATAGTTTACCATCCTTCAGAGTAAGTTTTTTATTACAATTAGGACAAGAAAGTAAATCTGTCTTCATCTCTGAAAGTTTTTCTTTTATTTCGTCCAGATTATTGATATCCCCCAATTCTGATAACGGAGACTTAAATTCTGAAACATATGAATTTAATTGTTTTATCTTGTCTAAAACTTTTAAAACACTTGTCCTCTTTTCAAGATAATGCTGATATTCAATACTTTGTATTTTTTGATTTTCCAGTTTTGTTAATTCTAATTTAATGTTTTCTTCGGAATTAGACAATTCGGGAAAATGACAAGAAAGTATTTTTTGATTTTTAACAAACAATTTTTTTCTTCGTTCCATATCAAATATTTGTTCTTTTAAAACTTCAGGACCCTCATCTGATTCAGCTACTGAACCCATAGTTTCTAGTTCTTTTTTACTTCGAAGCCATAATTTCCATTTTTCTAAAAATTGTAAGTTCATTTTTGGATAGTCTTTGAGTTCCAGTTCGATTTGAAGTTTTCTGAACTTTCTTTTTTCATTTTCTTGTCTCTCAAACATCTTAATTTTAGTTTCTTCCAGATGTTTCTCTAATTCTAATTTTTTTGGATAAAATTTCTTTAGTTTTTTCAGATTAGCTTCAGGAATATCTATTGACCTTTCTTGTATGGAAGAAGTTAAATATTCTGAGACAGATTTTTCTTTTTCTATTTCTAAATCAATAGATCTAATATAGTCATCTGTTTTTTGCAGATAAACATCAGGTGTACTCTTTTCGGTCATACTTCCAAAAACAATCTCCTTTACAATATTGTTCTTTTCTTCTTTATTTCCAAATAGAAGTAAATTTCTAGTATCTTGTTTTAAGTAATAACTTGATTCCCAAAAGGTCTTGGAACCAAAATACTGATCAATAAATTTTTGAGCTTCATCGTATTCGAGTGTTTGTGTTTCTGATTTCACTATCAAATTATCAGGAGGTTTAGTTCTGATAATTTCCATATTTTTACCTTTCAGTACAAGAATTACCCTGGTGAAACCTTTTTTACTTTTATCATAATCAAATGGATAAATATTTTTACCTCCGTACAAATTCCATTGTAATGCTTCTAGACATGTTGATTTTCCTATACCACTCTCTCCCTTTAACAGATGAATCCCTGTGTCAAAATCTAAATGTCTTTCTTTAACACCACGGAAATTAAAAATATGCAATTCCATGTTAATTATTTACTTTAATTTGTTAAAAGAAATCATTTTTGAAAAATGAGTAGATCAATGACAAAAAGAGGTGTGTCTATAAAAGATAAATTAGAAACTTTTCATCTATCCTTTGAATTGGAAGAATTAAAAAAATCCATTGAAGATAATTTAGAAAAACACCCTACATCCTGTGTATCTTCTCATGGTAAAAAGGCATGGTTTAATGGAAATTTTCCATCCTGTGTTGAACATATGGACAGACAGTTGAGAAAAAGATTCAATATTGGAGAAAAAAATAAATGTGTTCCTGTCATATATTACCCTCCAGAATTTGACGATAAAAATAAACCTTACGAAAAAACTCTACAGATTAAAGAAAACAAACCAAATGTCATATCTAGGTTTTTAATCTCAAGTATTCAGGAAATGTGCGATGTCACCATTGGTTCACATGAACCAGATAAACTAGAACTGAGACCATGGGTGGCATATAAAACACCTGAAATGGTAGGAGGTATGCTTTCATACACTTTTAGCAATGAGAGGCATCTTATCATTCCTCCTAGGAAAGGTTTCAGACAGGTCAGAAAGACCAAGAACGTTTCATCTAGGTACCTGATTGTCTTAGACTATCTTGTTTCAAAAGATGAATTGGAACAGATACAAAATTTGTTGAATCCTGAGAAAAAAGAAGATTTCCAGCAGGATCCTAAAGTACTTGAAGCCTTGAAAGATCTTCAATAATTAATTGATACACAATTAATTATGTGTTAACAATCCCAAAATTGATTTTTTTAAAAAAAAGTAAGGTTTTTAGAAAATCGACGGAAATGTTTGAATACCGTGGCACTACCTACACTTCGGCGAAGGACGCC